GGCACAACAGGCGACATTTACAGCAACCTAAAATCTTGCTTGTCTGGCGCAATTATTAAAGGCCCAGGTGTTGCAGGAACATCTATTGGCGTTTACTTTAACGCTGCGACAGCAACTGGCCCAGATCACATTGAGCTTTCAAACGTAGGCATTACAAATTTTGCTTACGGAACTACATACGGCAGCAACGCTTACATAATTACCTTTAATCATTGCAATATCTATAGCAACGCAAGAGGTTTTCAAAGCTATGTAGGTGCAGGCCCAAATTCTGGCGAACGTATTTCTTTTGTTAACAGCTCTATTTTTAACAATACTGCATATGGCATTCGTGTTGAAGACTCAAATTCAAGCATTCATTTTGTCAACACATCAATAGATTACAACGTTCAGGCTTTGTTTTTATCTGTAGGGTTTGTACATTTTACAAGTTGCTTTTTTGAATTTGCAGACCAGATTTCTAGCAACGATCCACGATTTTTGTTTGCTGATGGTGGTGGTACAAACACTTCATCGGTAACTTACAGCGACTGCACTTTTAAGATTGGCACAGTAGCTTCGCCTACAGCAACGCCAGTTTTTGATGTGACCAGTACCACAACTGTGTCGCATTCCAACTGTATTTTTTATCTAAATACAAATCGTTCTATCATTTTTAAAATGCGGACTGGTTCAGCGTACAACGAAGTTAACGCAACTATTGGATATGCTGGCGCATCATTTAGAACACTTGATTCTGGTTGCGCTTACGCAATTTCTAGTTCTGGCGTTAATTCAATTGGCATCAAGACAACAAGCGATGTTGTTGCATTAGCCCCCAACTATGTAGTTGGTGGCATCACACCAATCAGCGATATTTTCACTTCTGCGTTTGCGACAGGTAATGTTGCAACATCAAACATTGCTCTGGCAAATGGCGTTTACACACTGTTTACGCATACTCAATTGAGCGCCAACAGCGCAACTTTTGGGCAGTATTTAATTTCACGAATGGGAACGCAAACTGTTGTTACAACAATTACTGCTGACGCAGGCGTTGCGGTAACTGTTAATGGTTCTTTTAATGTTGTTGTTACAAATACTTCTGGCACAAGTAGAACTTTGGACAACGTGCTTCAAAGAAACACTGCGCAAAACATTTAAATTTGTTTAAGGAATAAATCATGGCAGATAAAAAAATCTCAGCGCTGACCTCAGCCTCTACCCCGCTTGCGGGTACTGAGGTATTGCCTATTGTTCAAAGTGGTGCAACAGTTAAGGTTGCTGTTTCTGATTTAACCGCAGGCCGAGCAGTAAGCGCTTTAACTTTGACCACAACTGGCACGATTACTTCTGGTAGTTATCTCAGTGTTCAAAAAAGCGGCACTACTTATGCGTATGTAGGCTCTGCTGGAGACATTGTTTCTGGCGGTGCTAATGCAGATATGGCGCTTTCTACGCCAGGCGTTAACAATATGGTGTTTGCTATTGCAAACAATGAAAAATGGCGCCTTGACACCACAGGCAATTTGGTAGTTAAAAACTCAGGTAATGGCATCGACTTTTCTGCCACATCGGGTTCAGGCACAAGCGAATTGTTTTCTGACTATGAAGAAGGCACTTGGACACCAGCACTGGCGCGTGCAACTACTGCACCTACTGTTACATATTCTGCACAGACAGGCTATTACACTAAAGTTGGTAGATTAGTTACCGTAACAATCGCAATTATTTGGACAGCAAATAGTGGTGGAAGTGGAACTTGGCGTATTTCTGGGTTGCCTTTTACTACATCTAACGATACAAATAATTATTCAACTGGCGCTGTTGTTGACTATACAGGCGTTACTTTGCCTATTGGAACAACTCAATTAGGGGTAGAAACTGTGCGCGGAAATACATCAATGGATTTATACGCATCTGGTTCTGCCGTATCTTCTGCTGCTGTATCTACGTTAGCAAATGCAGGCTCCATGTTCTTTACAATGACTTATTCTGTCTAAGGATTACAAATGTCTTTGACAAAAGCATCTTATTCAATGGTAACTGGAGCGCCAGCAAATGTACTTGACTACGGGGCTGACTTAACTGGGGCCACGGACAGTTCTGCTGCATTTCAAGCTGCTGCTGATACTGGTAGATCAATTTTCATCCCCGCTGGCACTTATAAGTGCAACTTTACAGTTTCCAGAAGAACAATCATTTTTGGTGAAGGTTCTTATGTGACTATATTGCTTCCAAATAGCACATCAACCGCGATTATTACTGAGACTACAAACGGGCATTGGACGTATTCAACTGAAGTCCATGGCATTCAATTTAATTCGTCTGGTAAAACTGGTGTTGGGTATACATTTGGAAAAACAAACCCTTCAGCATACGCAACTGGCGATGAATTAGTCGGAAACACAAAATTCTTTGGTTGCTACTTTGGCAACTTAGACAAAGGTGTTCAATTTCCTTTTGGCAATATTGGCAGTGAATTTTATTCATGTGGATTTTCTGCCAATAGATACGGCGTGTATTCTTTGAACAACAAATTTGGTTCAATCATGCACGCGGGAAATAAATATTTTTACGCAGGAGAATTTGACGCTAATTTGTGCGCTGTTTATGTGGACAACACTTGCGATGGTTTTGGTGGGTTTTCTTTTACCGACACTATTTTTGAGTACAACGCACTTGTATGTAACATAAATAATACATACACCGCAGTAAGTCCTGTTCAGTTCAAAGATTGTTGGAATGAAAGCAACGGATTAGCCGCTGGTTTGGGTTCAACAGTCACAATTGATGCTTGGACTGGAACTACAAAATCCACACAAACTGTTCCTGTAGATCAGGCTTGGCGAATTGGGTCAGACCAAGTAGTCATTGAAGGCGGATTTGCGGCTGGCTTGTTTATGACTAAACAAGATTCTGTTGCGTATATTTTGCAAAGTAGAGTTGAACAAAATTCTGGATATGGTGGTGCTGAATTTCAAGCGCAAAACCAATGCCGAATTTATTTTGAAAATTGTCAAACATCATCGGGATTTAATAGCATCCCGCAATGTATTGACAAAGGCTACACGTTTAACATGGTTAACGACAGCACTACTGTAAATGCTGCGTCAGCCCGTCTTAACTATCTCCCGCTTGTTTACGACACGCATTCGGGGTCGTTAAACGCTGGCGTATCTGCGAAATTATTGACCGCAGCGACTTACAGTGGGACAACATCAGGTACTGGAACTCAAGTATCGGATGGCGTTAAATACAGCACTTGTAATGAGTTTACATATAACTTTACAACTACGGCCCAAAGAATAGGTATTGACGCCACTCTTGCGTCAGGCATAGGCGCTGGTTGGTACGCATATACTTTTGATGTCAAAGTTACTTCTGGAACTTTAACTTGTGCTGTAAGTAATATCTCGACACATCAATTAGGGCAGATCACTGTTCCAAACGACACTTACTGGCATACAGTCGGTGGTGTTTGTTATGTGAACGCTGGTTCACCTAATATTTCACTTTGGTTTGGTGGAACAGTAAGTAACTGCACATGGCGAGTTTCTGCGTATCAATTGAAAAATTTTGCCACACAAGCAGACGCGGTTGAATTTTTATCTTCTCATGTTTATTTGGAGTAACAAATGACACAATCCGAAATTGATGCAGCTTTGGCTCAAATTCCTGCCCAGTCAACGCCTATTTTTGTAAGCGCTGGAAATAATCGTTTAGTTAAAACATCTTGATAATTTTTAAAGGAAATATCATGGCTCTCGAAAAAGTTACCTCTGTTGATCTTATTGAAGTTGTTGAAAACGGCACGCTTCAAGTTCGTACCAAAACCGCTATCGTTGAAGACAGCGTTGAAATCAGTAGCAAATTTAACCGCCACGTTGTCGTGCCCGGTGCTGACGTAAGCGCTGAAGATGCCAAAGTGCAGGCAATTGCCGCCGCTGTTCACACTCCTGAAGTAATTGCTGCCTACGAAGCCGCTATTGCTGCACAACAAGTTGCACTTCCAGAGTAATCTGTTGTAAGATAAACAAAACCGTACCGGCGAGGTTCACCGGGGAATCCAAGGATTCATAAATGACTGAAGAAGTCCAAACCTTAGCGGAAGTTGACTCCGCGCCTGCACCAGAAGTGACGGCCACTCCTGATCGTGCTGAAAATGCGCCGGAAGTCGCTGAAAACCAAGTCGAGCAAGCAACAGAGGAAAAGAAGTACTCTCAAGCTGAAATCGATGCGATGATCGGCAAACGCCTTGCAAGAGAGCAACGTAAGTGGGAACGAGAGCAATCTGCCCGACAAGCGCCTGCGCCTGTTGTGCCTGCGGAAATTCCAACTGTAGATCAATTTAACAGCCCATCCGACTACGCGAGTTTTATTCGTGCGGAAGCTGAAAAACTGGTCCAACAGCAGGAAGTCCACAAGTATCGGCAGTCAATCGAAGACTCCTATGCGGAACGTGAAGAAGTAGCAATGGACAAATATGATGACTTTGAACAAGTTGTCAAGAATCCAAATCTGCCAATCAGTGACGCAATGGCTGAAGCGATTAAAGCCTCTGAAGTTGGACCTGATGTAGCTTACTACCTCGGAACCAACATCAAAGAAGCAGCTCGAATTGCCAAATTGTCGCCACTTTTGCAGGCAAAAGAGATTGGAAAGATTGAAGGTAAATTAGCCGACAATCCAACAATCAGAAAGACAACCTCAGCGCCAGCCCCTATTTCACCTGTCACTGCACGCTCTACTGGAGCGCCAGCCTACGACACCACCGATCCTCGGTCTACCAAGACCATGAGTGATTCGGAATGGATCGAGAATGAACGCAAGCGACAGATTAAAAAATGGCAAGCGCAAAACCGCTAAACTTTTGAAAGGACTCACATGTCTAATAGTATTCTGACCATTGACATGATCACCCGCAAATCGCTGGAGATCTTGGAAAACAACCTCGTGTTGACACGTAACGTGAACCGCCAGTATGACGACAGCTTCGCTGTTGAAGGTGCTAAGATTGGTTCTACCCTCCGTATCCGTTTGCCCGACCGCGCTCTGGTGACTGACGGTGCTGCCCTGCAAGTTCAGGACGACAACGAACAGTACACCACTTTGACCGTTGCCAGCCAAAAGCACATCGGTGTCAACTTCACATCTGCTGAATTGACCATGCAGTTGGACGACTTCGCTGAACGTGTGTTAAAGCCTCGTATCAGCCAGTTGGCATCTTCTATCGATGCTGACGTTGCTAACGCCTACTTGGGCATTGGTAACTCCGTTGGTACTCCCGGCACTACTCCTTCTACTTCTTTGGTCTTGCTCCAAGCCCAACAGAAGCTGAACGAAAACGCAGCCGTGATGTCTCCTCGTTACGCTACCGTGAACCCTGCTGCTAACGCTGGCTTGGTTGAAGGCATGAAGGGTCTGTTCAATCCTACAGACACTATCAGCAAGCAATTCAAGAACGGCATGATGGGCACTGGTGTGTTGGGCTTTGACGAGATCAACATGTCTCAGTCTATCAAGCAGTTCACAACTGGCT